TCTAACGCGGCGGTGGCAGTTTTAGATTTTGGAGCAGATAAAACAGCTACATCTGGAGTTTTCACAATTCAGTTTCCGACTAATACATCAACCGCAGCGATTTTAAGAATCTCTGGTTAAGTAGGAGGTAAACTCCTATGGCAGGTTGGTCACAAAATACCTGGAACACAGGATCCTGGGGAACAGGAGTCGATAATGACGTTTCTGTTACAGGGATAGCTGCAGCTTTTGGAATAGGTATAGTATCCACTGACCAAACTGTAGAACAAGGTTGGGGCAGAGATGCTTGGGGCCAAAGATCTTGGGGTAATCCTAGTCAAATTGTAACTCCTGTTACACCTGAAGACGCCATGACAGTGGCGTTAAACTCTGTTACAATCGATGCAGAAATAAATGCAGGTTGGGGTGGAAAAAACTGGGGAGATAATTCTTGGGGCGTTGCATCTAACGTTAATCCATCTGAGTTAGTTAATGCTTTAACAGCAGCATTAGGTAACGAAACTATTATAATCGATACATCAACTGGTCCATCTACAAATAATAATCAACTTCTTACAACAACACTTAACGGTGTAACAATCGATATTCAAACAAAAGTATTTCCAAGTGGTTTCCCACTAACCGGAGCTTTAGGAACAGCAGATGCTGGTCCCGATGCAATGGCTACTGGTAATGCAATGTCTATGGGTCTTGGAACTCTAGAAGCATTTAACCAAACAGGTTGGGGTAGACAACAATGGAATGTAAACGCATGGGGCGTTGAAGGTCAGTTTGCAAACGTTGATGTAACAGGTATTTCAATGACAGCTGCTGCTGGCACATTAGGTGCAACGGGTACAGCATCTTTAACTCTTAACACTTTAAATGTAGCACAAGCAACTTTAGGAAATTTAGATCCTGCACCAGATGCGAACGCACTTGGTCAACAAATGACAGCAACTGTAGGAACTGCTTTAGGTCTAGCTGGAGCAGGTGCATCTCCTACAGGAATAGCATTAACTGCAGGTTTAGGAACAGTTACAGCGGTACCTAGTCAAGAAGTAGCGGTAACTGGTTTACCTTTAAATAATCAACTATCTTCAGCATTTAATATTAATATTCATGTTGATATACAAGTTACAGGTTTAAGCTTGACTATAAACCAAGGATCTGGTAATGCTCTGATCTGGAACGAAGTCGATACAGGTTCAGCGCCTATAACACCTCCAGGATGGCGAGAGGTGGCTGCATAAAGAGTTTGACACAAACTCAATATTTTAATAAAATGAACACACAAGGAATAAAATATGGCGAATTCAACATCTGCTAACCTAAAGCTTACAGTACAAGCAACCGGTGAAAACTCGGGAACTTGGGGTCAAATTACAAACACAAACTTATTAATTTTAGAACAAGCTATTGGTGGTTTTACAACATTTAATTTAACCAATGCTAACAGAACTTTAACATTTACTAATGGTGCAGTTTCAAATGGTAAAAACGATGTTATTAAATTAACAGGAACTTTAGCTGGAACTAGAACAGTCAGCATTCCAGATGGAATTGAAAAAGTTTACAATGTTCAAAACGCATGTGATCATGCAGGAAATACTTTAACTTTTAAAACAGCATCAGGCACAGGTGTGCTTTTATGTGAAGGTAATAACTACGTATTATATTCTGATGGTACAAACGTTGTAAAATTATCTGAGCAAAGAAATTGGAGAGCAGTATCAGCAGCAGAAACAGTTCAAGCTGGAGCTCAACTTTTAGTAAATACAAATGGTGGCGCAGTAACAATTACGCTACCTGCCTCGCCAAGCACTGGGGATACGGTATCTTTCGTAGACCAAGGATATGATTTTAATACTAACGCACTTACTATTGGTAGAAATGGTTCTAACATAGCAAATAGTGCATCTGACCTTGTTGTTAATACACAAGGTGCAGGACTTGAATTAGTATATTCAGGTGACGCTACAACAGGGTGGACTTACACGGAGAAATAAGAATGGCTACAAACGCAACATGGAGTGTAATTTTTGATGATAAGACAATAGTTAAACAAGCAGGAGATGCTGCTGGTACTTTTTATGTTATCGATGATGATGATACGTTTTGGAATCAATCAAAATTTTCTAATATTTGGGCAGTTCAGTATGGAACATCAGTTACAAGTGATGAAGTAGAATATAGAGATACTACTCCCCATTCAAGTTGGGCGGATGCTAATTTAGGAAATTTTCAAGATTTTATCGATAAATGGGATTCAGCTCATCTTTTAAATCTTCAATCAGCTTGGGACGATAATAACGTCGAAGGCGAAACATCAGAGGAGAAAATAGAAAGACTAGGAGCTAGACCAACTTCATATAGTTCTTAGTTTTTTTTGTAAAAGAATGTCAAATTACGAAGCTACAAGATACGATTATGATGGATCTAATATAACTGGAATAGAGGGTATTCCAACTGCAACTATTGTTCCATGGTCAGACTCTTCAGTTCCATCAGGTTTCTTAGAGTGTAATGGTGCAGCTGTTTCTAGATCAACATACTCTGCATTATTTGCAATCGTAGGTACAACTTATGGTGCAGGTGATGGTTCATCAACTTTTAACGTTCCAGATTTACAAGATAATTTACCAGTAGGTAAATCAAACTCTAAAGCATTAGGATCAACTGGAGGAGCAAACACAGTTTCTTCATCTGGAAACGTTGGAGGAACAACAGCTAACGCAACATTAACTACATCTCAAATAGCAGGTCACAGTCACCCTGCTACAGTAGGTTCACCAGGAGTGGAAAATAGTGCTGAAATGCCTTATAATAATAAATTCCAAAACCCTGGACCGACAGGAAGCACTGGAGGCGGAGGAGGACACTCTCATAATATGAGTGCTAATTTTACTGGTGACGCAACTTCGGTAATTCAACCATACTTAGCAGTAATTTATATAATTAAAACTTAAGGAGAATATGTCAAACTACGAAGCAACTAAATATAATTTTAACGCAGGGAACCTAACAGGTATCGAGGGTATTCCGACAGCTACGATAGTTCCATGGACAGACTCTTCTATACCAAGTGGTTTTTTAGAATGTAATGGTGCGGCAGTTTCAAGAACAACTTATTCTGCTCTTTTTGCAATAGTTGGAACAACTTACGGAGCAGGAGATGGGTCTTCAACTTTTAACGTTCCAGATATTTCGGATAAAACTGCAATTGGTAAATCTGGAACAAAAGCATTAGCTTCAACAGGGGGAGCAGAAAACGTAGCATCAACTGGAAATATCGCTGGTTCAACAGGTGCACACGCTCTAACTACTCCAGAAATGGCTTCACATTCTCACCCGCAAGGAGGTGGCTCAATAAATTCCCCAGGTAATACACCTCCAGGGCCTAAATCAGGCGCTAACCCTTCAAACACTGGAAGCACTGGAGGCGGCGATACACACTCTCACAACATGAGTGCTACATTTACTGGAGATTCTACTTCAGTGGTTCAACCTTATTTAACTTTAATTTATATAATAAAAACTTAGGAAAATATGTCAAACTACGAAGCAACTAAATATAATTTTAATGGAGCAGATTTAACAGGTATTGAAGGAATTCCAACAGCGACAATAATTGAATGGTCTGATTCTTCTATTCCAAGTGGTTTTTTAGAATGTGATGGAAGCGCAGTCTCAAGAACAACTTATTCTGCATTGTTTGCTATTATAGGCACTACGTATGGGACTGGAGATGGGTCTTCAACTTTTAATTTACCGGATCTTCAAGATAAAGTAATTATAGGAAAATCAAATAACAAAACATTGGGATCAACGGGTGGTGCTAACGCTACAGCTAATGCAGGTAATGTAGGTGGTTCGACTGCTAATGCAACAATATCAACTCCACAACTTCCGCCTCACAGTCACCCAGGTAATACTTCGAGTGGAAGTGGTAATGTATCTGGCCCTTCAAACCGAACTACAACTTCAGGAAATTCGGGAAACACAGGTGGTAGTGGAGCGCACTCTCACAACATGAGTGCTACATTTACTGGAGATTCTACTTCAGTGGTTCAACCTTATTTAACAATAATTTATATAATTAAAACTTAAATTCTTGGGCTTGATAACATCCAAGAAGTAAGAATATATTTTTCACCTTTTAATGGTGGATTACCTCTATGAATATATGGAAAACTTGCTGGCCAGATAACTATTCTACCTTTTTTTGGTTTAACCCTTTTTGAAAAATGTAAGAATTCAGTTTCTCCTCCCTCTTCAAGATCATTTAAATAAATTGTAAAAACCAAAACTCTTGGCTCATGGTAAAACCCTTTGTGATGTTCAATATGCCAGATATGATATCCCTCAGTGGGTAAAGTTTTTTGAATTTTTAAAGAAGTATAAAAAAATTCTTTATATTCATTTATGATACCTGTATTTTGAACATAATGCTTTAAAGCTAAATCAAAATTAACCATCATTGGTTTTAATTCTTCCCACCAAATATCGATGTTTTCGGGATTACAAAAAAATTGTTTGTCTTTTTTTTCACTAACAGGAGCCTGTTCAGTATACAGCCTATCAAAAACTTTATTAAATTTATTTTGTTGATTAAAAACTTCAATAGCTTTGTCACATTCTTTTTCGGGAATGTAATTATCGTAAGTCCCAATAAAATCTTTAATATTAACTGTTTTTTCTTTAACCATATTTTAATTTATAATTAACACTTATTCTCCAATAAGCAATATTTAAATTAGGGCCTTTGCCATCGTGAATTTTGTTACTATCAAATATCACAAAACGACCTGGTTTAAATTCAATTTTTTCATTTTCAACTTGTAAATTTCCTCCCCATTCTTTTGCCCAAATAGGTGTTAAAAATCCTACTATGCTTGTCAAATGAGTTTCCTGATCATCTCTATGAAATTCTGTATAAGACATATTATTTTTTGCGCCTAAATGTATTCTTTCTATATTGTTAGGTAAAGTATATTTATATTTTTCAAAAAAATTTTTATTTATGTTTTCAAATAAAGATACAAAATATCCATCCCAAAATTGATTATAAACAATGTTTTCATGTCTGATAGTCATACCTGGAAACGTCCCGTAATCTTGACCAGGTAAGGAACTTCGTGATAAATCCCAATTATTACTATTTATAAGTCTTTTATATAAATTGAATAAATCTTTATCTAATAAAATGTTATCAAGAATTTTCATTTTGATTTATTAATTTTTCAATTAATTTAACATCTCCTTTATCGTGTGTTTTTCCAAGTCTTTTTACAATTTTATCATGTTTATGATGAGCAAAAAAACCATTTTGGTCGACATAGTGTAAAAACAATTGAGCAAATCCATCTCCTTCATAAGTGCCTTCTCTTGAGTGTTTATCTTCTATTCCTAAATAAATAACACCCTGTCCCGAATCAACATTTATTTTTTTATCATTTATGGTTAATGGCCAATCTTTTGTTTTGTAAATATTTACAGTTACACTTATTTCACAAGAGGGTCTATCTCTATGTGGGTGTAGAGCAGATCCATAGGGATACCATCTCCAATATGCATAAGTAGGAAATAGTTTTAATTCAGTTTCCTTTTCTATTAAAGACATTTTAGATTCTAGAATTGTATGCATAAGATCGTCATCTTCATAATCTAAGCAATATGGTGCTGCTGTTGTATCACTTCCAAGAATATTAGCACTCGATAAATTATTTAATTTATAAGAAGCATACTTACGAAGTAAATTTAATTCTTCCTTATTTAAAAAATTTTCTATTAACTTATATCTAAAATCTTTTCTTATTCTAGCCATGCTACGATACTATATCTTTCTCCCTCTGTAACTGGTTCAATTTTATGTGGATACAAAAAATTTGATGGAAATATAACAACACTTCCTTGTTTTAGAGAAATTCTTTTTACTTCATTTCTTTTTTGATCACCAAAAATTAAATCTCCACCTTTATAACCATCGTTTAAATTTATAATTATACTTAAATTTCTATAAGCCATATCATAAGTGTCAACATGAAAACCATAATGTCCCCCTCCAGAATATTTAAGTAAGTCAATTTGATTTAATGTATATGAATCTAATTGAGGAAATTTTACTTTATAATTAATATAAAATTTTTTTATCTCATTATGTATGAGTTGAAAATAAATTTTATCACCAACATTAGTATTTGTTAAAATATGTCCTTTAACTTTTCTATAACTGTCATTCCCATCTGCAGTAACTAATGCTTCTAAATTTTTTTTATTAATGTATTTCATTACCATATTACAAAATTTTTTATTTACAAAACTTTGTAAAACCATTATTGCTTCTTCAACTTTCATTCTTTTTTTATATCATTTTAAAATAAAAAATCAAACCAATACTTACCTCATAAACATTTGTATAGATATTCGAGGAATTTTAGTTCCGATAATTGTGTTAACTTTATGAATTACTGGAGATTTTATAAGTATTAATGAATTGGGTGTTGGAGGTATCCATCCATGACTATTTTCATCTTTAAACATAAACTCTCCTCCCCATTTACTTGACCATCTATTATTAAGATAAAGAGTTGCTCCGTATTTAACATTAGTATCATCGTGCCAATTTATTCCAGAACCTTTTTTCATATAATAAAGCAAAGTGGATATATTACTGACTTTACTTTTTAAAAATTGATTATGTCTCACAAGTGTTGAGACACGGTCAAATAAATAATTATTTTTAATTTTAGTTATTTGTGGAGGAACCAAATTTTCATGTAATACTTTTTGCCAAAATCCTTCACATGAATCAAATTTAATTTCTCTTCTTTCTTTAATAACTCGTTCATGAATTAATTTAAAAAGATTTGATGGTAAAAAATTTTGTATCCACCATAATTTGCCAGGTATTGTATAAGCTAATCTCATAATTAAATTATCTTTATTACTGCTTGTCTAGTGCCAAACATTAAATATTTATATTTAATTTTATGTTTTTTTACAAATTTTTTCCATGCTTTAAACTCACCATGTTGCCATCCAATATAACTATGATATTGATCAAAAAGAATTATACTACCTTTAACAAATCTTTTAGGTCCTAGAATTTCAAGAACCTCTTTTGTCGATTCATAGGTATCTACATCCATGTGTATAAAAGAAATTTTTTTATTATTACTTAATAAAAATTTTGGAAGCGTATTTTTAATCCATCCTTTAATTAATTTAACATTTTTATTAACAGTAGGTAATTGTCCTTTTAGATCAAAGTCTCCTTTACAAAAATATCCACCAAGCCAATCTTCTTGAAAACCTTCAAAACTGTCAAAACCATAAAATGTTTTTTCAGGTAAAGAGTTTGAATAAAAATTTATGCTTTCTCCTTTATAGACACCAAACTCTAAATATAAACCATCACCTTTTACATTTTTTAAAACCACCATTCCCCAACCACCATCAGCTATAACTGACTCTTTAATAAATCGTTTTATATATTTGGCTGAGTCTTTCGCTGCTTCTTCATAAAGAATATCAAAAGCTTCTCTGTTTACTAAAGTTCTACTTCTCATCACCTGCATTTTAAGGTTTTAAATAATTAGATCTTATAATTAAAGGTCTATATCTTTCAATTATTTTAAAATTAATATCTATAGTATCTGGCTGTTTTCTAGAGTCAAGTAGATATAATCCACAATTTGTAAGCTTAGGATGGTTTAAAGGAGCTCCTGAGTTTATGACAATGTCAAATTTATTGTCTTTAAAATCTGTCTGTATTAAATTAATTTTACGATTAAATTTTTTGTTAATTTTTTCTAAAAAATCGTTGTATAAATTGTTAATGGACAATTGTTCTAAGGTGTCATAATTAAAACATGCAATATTTATTTTGTCTAAAAATACAGATAAAATTCCAAAACCACATCCATTATCAATTATTCTCTTATCTTTAAAAAAATCGTAGTTTTTTAATATAAAATCCAAAACTGCATAAAGTGGTGGGTAAAGTAAACAGTTGAAATAAAGGACATCTTTTCTACTTATACTATCCTGCTCCCATCTTCTTCTATATAAACCTTGATTAGTAAAGTAATTATTAGATTTTTCTCCCACATGATCTACGTATAAATCTGATATTTGTCTTAACCAATCTTTATCAAAAGTGTCTTTAAGTAAATTAAAATTTATTTCTTTATACATTTTATTTTATATGTATATATATACATTATGCTACAAAAATTAAAATTCAAGGCTGGATTTAACAAACAAGACACAGAATCAGGGGCAGAGGGTCAATGGACAGATGGTGATTTTGTCAGATTTAGATATGGATTGCCTGAAAAAATAGGTGGTTGGCTACAATTAACTTCAGGGCAAAAGACTTTGCCAGGAGTTGCTAGAGCTCAACACGCCTTTGCAAGTTTTGATGGAGAAAAATATGCTGCCATTGGTACATCTGAAGGTCTATTTTTATATTATGGTGGTGATTTTTTTGATATCACACCTTTAGATACAGCGATCACAGGAGGAACATTAACAACGGTCAATGGATCTAGAACTGTAACTATTAATAAAGGTTCACATGGTCTAGCTGTTGGAAGATACGTAACTCTCTCATCAGTTTCTGTTACAGGAGATTCGGATTTTACAGCAGCTGAACTAGAACAAGTTTATGAAATATTAACTGTTCCTGATATAGATAAATTTACAGTGCAAGCATCTCGTGCTGAAGGAGGAACTGGTATGACAGCAGCAGGATCTGTAACTGTTAATCCTTATGTTATCGTGGGACCAAGAACGCAAACAACAGGTTTTGGTTGGAGTACGTCAACATGGGGCGCGAGCACTTGGAACACACCTAGAGGCACAAGCACAGTAACTCTAGATCCAGGAAACTGGAGCCTTGATAACTTTGGTCAAGTTTTGGTTGCAACTATTTTTGATGGAGAAACTTTTACTTGGGATGCAGGTGCGTCTAATCCTAGAGCTCAAAGAGCGTCCAAGACAACAACTAATTTTCAAACTACAAATAATCCTGGAGCCACTAGATTTACACTAACTTCAGATAGAGATAGACACTTATTTCACTTTGGAACTGAAACAACTATTGGTGACACTACAACACAAGATCCAATGTTTGTAAGATTTTCTGATCAAGAAAATTTAAATCTATACACACCAACAGCTACTAACACAGCAGGTACATTTAGACTAGATACAGGTAACGAAATTAGAGCAGCACTTCAAGGTAAAGATTATGTGTTTGTCATAACTGATCTTGCAGCTTATGTTATACAATTTGTTGGTCCACCATTTACATTTAGTGTTAGACAAGTTGGTACGAATTGTGGATGCATTGGTCAACACGCAGCGGTTTTTATTAATGGTGCTGTATATTGGATGGGAGCCGAAGGTGGATTTTTTGTTTTTGACGGAACTGTTAAATCGTTACCATCACTTGTGGAGGATTTTGTATTCTCAACAGATGGAACTAATTTAGGATTAAACTTTAATTCTAGAGATATTGTATACGCAGGTGCAAATAATTTATATACAGAAGTAAATTGGTTTTATCCAAAGTCAGGATCAGAACAGATTGATAGATGTGTAACTTATAATTATCAAGAAAACATATGGACTACATCGTCTTTAGATAGAACTACATATTCAGATCAAGGAGTATTTGATGCCCCTTACGCAACCGATTATGAAGCCACATCTACACCTGTATTTCCTAGCATATTAGGAATAACCAACACTGCTGGTGCAAGTATTTACTATGAACACGAAGAAGGAACGGACCAAGTTAATAGTTCAGGTACGACAGCTATACCAGCATTTATAAGATCAGGAGATTGGGATATTACATCTAGACGAAGCGCCTTGGGTCAAGCAACAGGGGTTGTAGATTACAGAGGTGATGGTGAATTTTTTATGGCTGTAAGAAGATTCATTCCTGATTTTAAATATCAAACAGGTAATGCTAAAGTAACTATATTTGTTAGTGCTTATCCTGATGACGTAGCTGTAAGCTCACCATTAGGTCCCTTTACAATAACATCGACCACTGATAAAGTTGATACTAGAGCTCGAGGAAGATTAGTATCAATTAAAATAGAAAATGATTCTACGGGTGAGTCATGGAGATACGGAACTTTTAGACTGGATGCACAACCGGACGGTAGAAGATAATGATAGATATAGGAGACATACGTAGATTTGAACAAGTTTTAAGAGATAGACAGTTTGCTCCTCAAAATCTTGGTATCATGAACACCAATCAAGCTGCTATGTTTTCAGATGATGCGGGTCTTGATGAAGAATATTATGAAAATTTTGCAGAGGTGGCTCAACCGGGTTTTAATTTAGGTTTTGCAAAACAATTAGGCTCAGGTCTTTTAGGTTTAGTTACTCAAAATCCTCTCGCTGGTCTTATAGGTAGAGGCATAACTGCCTTAGGAGGCAGATTTGGTAGTCCAGGAGTACGAGGAGGTGTTAGCTTAAGAGGTGATTCAATGTTCGATACTTTTGGAAGATCAACGAGTTTTGCAGACTTTGCACAAAGAGTGAGAGACAAAAGAGCTAGAGAAGCAGCTGCAGCAAGAGGATCTGTTAAAGATCTTCAAGGTAGAATTGATAGAGGAGATTTTGATGGTGGTGGTAAAGATGATGCTCCAGGTGGCGCAGCTTCTAATCAAGATGCATCCAGAGGAGGACAGTACGAAAGATAATGGCTAAGATAACTAATTACATACCAGAACCAAAACCAGAATACGATGCAGAAAATCAAAGACAAATATTAGAGTCCTTGACTACTTTACAAAATCAGTTAAATTTTTCTTTTCAACAAGATTTAAAAAACGAACAGGACGCATTTAATTACTTTTTATCATGAGTATAAATTATAAAAACGCGAGTGTCATATTAGCTACTACAAATATGACCACAGTTTTAAGCATACCAGTTACAGCCGTAGCAATTGTAAAATCTGTATACATATCTAATAATAGCACAGGAGCTGTGAAGGTTAATTGTGATCTTAGAGATAGCTCAGCTAGCACAGATATAGAATTTTTTAGAAAAGACATACCAGCAACGAGTAGTGTAAATGCAACTGAACAAGGCTTGAATTTAGAAGTAGGAGATGCTATAAAAGCTCAAGCAGAAACTGCAAATAAACTAGAAGTAGTTGTCAGTTATGCTTTAATAAATAGAGAGAATGAAAACGGATAATTTACCAAAGATCGATTGTACAACTATAGTAACATATAGAAATACAAAGACTGGAGAAACATATAAAGAAAAGAAAGAAGGACCTGATATTGTCCAAGATATTACAGTGCAGGTTACTAATAAAGGTCTAGAAGTATTTCAGAAAGTAATGAATGACACAAAAAAACCAAAACCCTAAGGGCGGAACAGAATTACAATTCGACTATTTAAGAAAACATGTCGATAAAAATTTATTAGATCAAGTACAAATTTGTACTTCGGTCCCAGAAAAGATACCATTACATCCCACAAAACCAAATATACTTTGGCAAAAAAATTCTTATGATCAGCCTAACTTAGCTCCCTGGTTTAGTAATCCGGCTAATCATAATAAATACGACTGGTATGTTTTTAATTCACATTGGTGTTATGAAAAATATAGATATCATTTTAATATACCCACTAATAGATGCGTGGTTATTAAAAATGGTATTGATAAGATAGAACAATCTAGACCTTATCAAGAAGGTCAACCCATAAAGATAATACATCAAAATACACCTTGGCGTGGTTTATCTATATTGTTAGGTGCAATGCAATTAGTAAAAAATCCTTTGGTTACTTTAGATGTATATTCATCTACAGAAGTTTATGGTAAAGAATTTTATGATCGAAATGACCATGAATATAAAGAACTTTACGAACAAGCTAAAGCATTACCAAACGTAAATTATATTGGATATAAGTCTAATCAATACATAAAAGATAATTTAAAAAATTATCATATGTATGTTTATCCTAGTATTTTTGAAGAAACATTTTGTATATCTTTACTCGAGTGTATGGCTGCAGGTTTATATTGTATTGTAAATGATTTTGGTGCCTTATATGAAACAGGTGCTGAGTTTCCTATGTATATTCCTTATGATTCTAATCACAGAGCTATGGCGCAAAAGTTTGGTTTTGGTATAGAACAAGCATCACATACATTACATCAAAAACAAATACATGATCATTTAGGTTCTCAATCTAGATATGCGCATATTTATTACAACTGGAATAAGATTGCTATGCAATGGACAACATTTTTGAAAGGAGTTATTAGTGCAAGACAATCCAAATAAACCTATCTGGTTTAACAAAGACACCTATCAAACTATTCAACAATCTAATACACGTACGGAGGTAATAGATTTATCAGATCCACCTGATAGATCTCCACATAAAATTATGGTGTGCACTCCTTGTCATAGTGATACTTCAATGCACT